TTTGTCATGTATGTAGGAAACCAATTATCTTTCATTTTACCACTACAATAAGAATCGTATTTTTTTCCTTTTTTATGAATAACTATTTTTGAGTTTTTTAAAAATAATATAAATTTTAAAATACATCCATTTTCATTTCTTTTAATATATTCATTTCTTTTATTTTTACATTTATTTAAAGATTTGGATGATTTTAAGAAAATATAATCTTCATTATAATTGTGCAATGTAAACTGAGTATTATTATTACAATTTAATGGAACATCGCCTATAAATAATTCATTCAAATAAAATTTATTATCTTTTATTTTAATATTTCTTTCAGCTATTGGTGTAAGATCATTTATATATTTATTATTCAATAATTTAAGTAATGTATCAGTTGGCTCTAAATTATCATATAAAGAATGAAAATATGCTTCTTCTAAAGAAGTAAAATAATAACCTTTTCCATGTTTACCATTTTTATAATTTTCATCCAATAATATATAATTATTTATTAATGATTGTCCGGTTCCAATATATACTACAATAGGGACTTCAAATTTGGAATACTTATTAAATAAATATAATAAATTTGGATGTTTTATAAAAAAACTTGTGGTTAAACTATCCACTTTAAAATCCAAAACTTTTTTACTATAAATTATTTCATAAGGAAGAACTTTCCACCATGAATCTTTATTATAAATAGGTATCATACCACTATCATATAAATTCATTTCATATAATAAATAGCTTTCATTATTGTGATCTATACATCCTTTATAATTATATTTACTTTTTTCAAATTTATTTCTCATATACTCATCCGCTTGTTTAATATTTTTCACATATAATGTTGGTAATGTAATAATATTATTAATTTTATTCATTAAATAATAAATATATGGATTTTCACCATTCTCTTTTTCAATCACATACAATAATAGATTTGTTTTTTTATTTATTTGAGAATCTGCACTTAAATAATTCTTGTATTCAAACATAACTATTTTCTCTTTTATATTTAATTCAGGTTCATCAAATATTCTTGAATTTTCAAATGAATCATTTTCACTTATTATACTCATTATAATTATTGTATATTTTATACTATTCTATTTTTTATCCTTTTTTAATTTTATATTTTCTTTTAATTGTGATTCTCTATTTTCTAATATAAATTGACATATTTCTTCGGCTCTATGATCATCATTAAAATATTTATTGAGAACATCTGATAAATATTTTTTATTTATTCCTTTTTTAACTTGTGTTGTAGTATACAAAATTTTTCCATTATTTACATCAATGCAATCCAAATCTTTACTTTTCATAATTGTTTTCAATTCATTAGAGACAACACCTCTATTTTTCTTTAATTCTTTTATTTCTTTTTGTAATGTTGATATTTTTGATTCATACTCTAACCATTTTTTAATTTTTTGAATAAGAACGGATTGATCCATAAAGTTATATAAATAAACTATTTAAATTGAATTTATTTTTGGTTTTCAATCAAAGGGTCTATTTTGATATCTTTCTTTTTATGTATATTACAATAGATATCATCTTTTCTTTTATTTTTACAAGGATTCCCATTCAAACATGTTGCTTTACATAATTCAACTACAACAATACTTTTACTATAATGTTTCCAACAAAAGTTCCCATTTTTAAATTTATTTGCAGGAAATTTACAATTATTATAACTACAATCTAATATATGTAATATTGGACCTAGATTAATATTTTTTAATTTTTCAACACAATCTAATTCATAATAAGGTATACAAGAATGATACATACATCTACAGTAAGGACATTTGAAATATTTTTTGTGTCTATTTTTTTGTTGTTTAATTTCTTCATATAAATATTCATACTCATATGAATGGTTACATGGTAAACAAATTTTATTTATAATTGGTTCTTTACTAATTAAACAAGAATCCGTATGTATATTTGTATTTAAATTCATTTATAAAATTATAATTTATGTCTTTATATATTATTATGTCAAAATCCGTATGGGGACCAGCTACTTGGAGTATGCTCCATTGTCTTGTTCTTAAAATAAAAGATGAAGCTAATAACATTGAAGAAATAAAAACTCTTATCACATCTATATGTGATAATTTACCTTGTCCTTATTGTGCATCACATGCTAAAACAATCATTCAAAAAAGTAATTTCAATAAAATAAATGATATACTAACGTTAAGAGTATTTGTCTTTCAATTACATAATATTGTAAATGAAAAATTAAAAAAACCAAAAATGGAATACTCTGAACATTTAGAGAGATATAAAAATGTTAAATTAGTAGATGTTATAAATACATTTATAAAAGCATACAATAATAATAGTGGAACAACCATGATGTTATATAGTTTTCACAAAAAACAAGTAACCAATCAATTGAGAAATTATTTTAAAACTTATGCTCATTTATATATTTTGAATTAATTCTCCATTTTTATATACTTGACATTTGAAGTTTTGTTTTGTTGGCCTACTACATGCGATCTTGTTTGATACAAGATCATCATAATATAATAATCCTGTTTGACCAGTAGCTCTAATTATTAAAAACCATGTTATTCCAAAAATTAATCCTAAAATAGAACCCATTATAATGCCTACAGGTGATGAACATTTATTTTTATTTTTTATTATACAGTCGGTTATATACAATAATAAAAATACAATAATCAATGGAAAGTTAATCATATGCATGTTAATCATAGGCAATAATATATACATAATTGTGTATAAATATAATGCACTATTGAAAGATGGAACACTGAATTGTGATATACTAAAAATATTACAAAATTGGTTTGTTTTATCCATAGGAATACGAAGTGTATTTTGAAATAAAAAAACGATTACAAATAATATAATAAGACCTAATAAATATATTAAACCTTTAACATTAGAATTTATAATAGAAATCATTACCATTAAAAATGCTAATAAAAATGGTGATACTAATGCTAATAAAGAGATAGAATCCATCAAATTAAAATTCATACCACGTGATACATATGTTTGGTCATCCAATGTTCCTTTTATATCTGTCATATAATATAATAAAATAATATTAAAATATTTTTACATATCCTATAAATGGGAATACCTAGTTACTTTTCATATGTATTAAAAAATCATAAAATTATTAAAAAATTAACAACAATCAAATGCAACAGTTTATTTTTAGATGCAAATTCAATTATTTATGATGTTATTTATGAAAATAACACCGTAATAGATAATCCAACTATATATAATAATGTATTGAACAAAATATTATCTATTATAGATAAATTAAAACCTGCATTTACTTTTATTGCATTTGACGGTGTTGTTCCTTTAGCAAAAATGAAACAACAAAAACAGCGTAGATACAAATCTTATATTACGAAGCAAATTTTAAAAAAATCATCTTGGAATACAAATGCAATTACACCCGGAACAAAATTTATGAATGAATTAGATGATTATTTATCTTCTAGATTCAAAGAACAATCCAAATTAGAATCTTATCAAATCATATTTAGTGGATCAAAAGAAAGTGGTGAAGGTGAACAAAAGATTTTTGAATATATTCGTAATAATGTTAGTATAAACAATACTATTATTTATGGGTTAGATGCAGATCTTATTATGTTAAGTTTACTTCATTTATCATTCAATGAAAATATATATTTGTATAGAGAGACAAAACATTTTAGTTATATAAAAGGGATTGACCCGCAAATCGATTATTTATTTAGTATGGATGAAATGGCTACACAAATAAATGAGATTTTAAATGGAGATAATAGTGAAAGTGAACGTAAAAGTGAACATGAAATTAAATCTTTAAGGAAACAATCCATTGAAAATTATTGTTTTTTGTGTTTTTTATGTGGAAATGATTTTTTACCTCATTTTCCATCCATTAATATAAGAAATAATGGAGTGCAATATTTATTAGAAGTATATAAACAAATATTTTCTCAGTCAACTATTAAACTTGTCGATGGTAAAACCATAAATTGGTCAGCATTTCATTTACTATGTGCAGAATTTTCAACTAAAGAAGTAGAATTAATTCATGTAAATATAGAATGGAAAAAAAGGATGGCGTCATATTCTCATCCTCTTACTATAGAAGAATCATTAGATGCAGTAGCATTAAAAGATTTAAAGAGAGAATTATATATTTCAAACAATATTGATAAATATTATCCTTTTTTATTCAAGAATAACGAAAAGGATGTTTGTAAAAATTATTTACAAATGCTAGAATGGACATGGTATTATTATAATGGTGTATGTAAAAATAATTATATGTGTTATGAATTTCATTCTGGTCCTCTTTTTAGTTCACTAAAAAAATATATTCCTTGTTTTAATGAAGAATTAGTGGAGTATGATACAAAAAAATTACCATCATCTATTACCCAATTGTTATATGTTTTACCATATGATGATTATACATTGATTCCATTAAGAATAGAATATAAACAATTTATTCGATTGATCGATAAAGAATATATTAATTTAACAGAGACAAATTTTCCAATTCATTTTGATTTTTGTAAATTTTTTTGGGAAGGATATGTTGATTTTAATTATATTGACTTAAAAAGACTTGATAATACAGTGAATAAATGGAAACTGTAAAAATAATGAATAGTGATATTAAGGTGAATTACAATATTGAAACTAGAGATGATTTAAAAAACTTTTTAAAGAATACAACAATTGAAATTACAATTATTAAATTTGGTGCAACATGGTGTAAACCATGTCAAATGATTGCACCAACTATTAAATCATTAAATGAACAGGTTATACAAGCAAAGAAAATAATCAATTATATTGATTTAGACGTTGACAAATGTAGTGATTTATATGCATTTATGAAACAAAAAAAAATGGTAAGAGGTATACCTGTCATTATGTGTTTCAAAAAATCACAATACAATGATGATACTTTTTATGTTCCATCAGATTCTTTTACAGGTGCATCTACACAAGATGTCGTAAATCTTTATAGGAGAAATATATCGTGATAATTTATATGGAAAGAAAAGATTCAAATGATTTAACATTTGAAGAAATGATGAATTTGTATGATATTATACCTCCATTAACATTAGACAAATTAAAAATAGCAAAGAAAAAATTATTACTTTTACATCCAGATAAAAATAAAATAGATACAACAAAACATTATATGCATTTTAGAGAAGTTTATGAAAAACTTGTTAAAATATATTCTTATATACATCATGAAACAAATGAGGACAATTTAAAAAAAGAAGTTGAAATAGATCGTTCATTCAAAACATTTATTGAAAAAAATAATATACATCCAGTAAAGAATAAAGAAAAGTATTTGAAACATTTTAATGAAATGTTTGAAAATATATATTTAAAGGATGATAATGGACATGAAGAATGGTTGAAAAAAACTGATCCAGATTATGATAAAGATGATTTAGAAGGATCACGTAAAAAATTAATTGAAAAAAATGCATTA